CGTCGTGTGAAGCTCCTGGAGCTGGATAAGGACAAATTCAAGAAGTCCGAGGAGCGCGGCGTCAGCCTTTTCGAGTACATGGAGCTGGACAAGCTGAAAAGTCCGGAGCGCAAAAATGAAATGCTCGATTTTATTGGCACCGATAATTTCAAGTACAAGCTGAAACAGGCCATTGACGCCGAAGCCGCGGACGAGCGTAGGGCTTCGTGGGTGGAGCGGTTAAGCTCCTTTGCGACGCAGGTCACCGACAGAACCGGCTATAAGTTCGCCAGGAGCTTCTATGTCAACAGCGAAGTCAATGTAGAACGCCCGGAGGACGCAGATACCGTCGAGTATTTCTTCATCGTTGAAACGTACTATATCACGCTGATGACCAAGGACGCACCGACCACCCTCACTCCAGAAGAGGAAGCAAAAAAGCGTGAGGAGCAGCTGAATCAGGAACGAAAGAATGCTGCTGAAAAGGCGTTGTCCGAAGCAACCGCCCGCGCCTACGAGCTTCGCGCCGACTTCGTGGCTACCGTTTCCGCAGCTGCCATCAAAAAGCGCCTTGTGGACATCGTAGCTCTGTGGGCCTACGCCGAATACTGGGACGATACCAGTTGGCTCACCGAAGAGGAAATCGCGCAGGCTACCGGCGCCGAGACCCTTGCCGAAGATGACGAGGATGGCGAGGACGATGCCGCATTTACGCTCCAGGCCGTGACCGACGCGATTGGCAAGACGCCCGAAAAGGCGCTCCTGCGAATGATCTATGCGCGCCTGGGCGATGGCAAATCCGAGGGCTATTTCCGCAGCTACTGGAACAGCTACACTATGAAGCATGAGGAAAACGAGAAGCTGGACCGCATCTATGCGCTGCTCGTCAAGCTGGGCTACGAGATGTCCGACGACGAAAAGGCGCTCCAGGACGGAACACATGAGCTTTTCGGGGAGGCGACCGGCGAATGAGAGCATCTACCTGCAAAGGCTGCGGCGCGGCTATCGTCTGGATCAGAACACCCGGCGGGAAGTCCATGCCGTGTGACGCCACCACGCGCTATTACATCGAAAAGCCCCGCTCCGGCAGTAAAAAGATTGTCACGCCTAACGGCGATGTCATTTCCTGCGAGTACACGGAAGATCCGCACAAGGCCACCGGCACCGGCTTCGCTCCCCACTGGGGGAGCTGCCGGGCGGCAGGCAGCTTCAAATCGAGGGAGGAACACAATGGATAAGCTGATATGGTACGATTCCGATGGGCGCATCAACTGCCGCCGTGGGTATGAGGTTGCACTGGCGCGACTTGCCTCCTACGAAGCAACGGGCATGATGCCTGACGAGATCGTAAAGATGGGCATGGCCTATGAGGATAGCAAGCGATATTCCGGCCGGCTCGAATTGAAGCTAATGCCCTATCTCAATATTGGCCTTAGTCCGGACGAGTTGAAGGCGTTGATGCTTGCAAGCGCGGGGACGCATGTGGCCGAAATCAAGGCGTTTGACGGTATCGCCATTGATCGCCTCTGCGATCTGGCCGAGGCCGACAGGGACGGGCGCGTGGTGGTGCTGCCGTGCAAGGTGGGCGATACGGTGTATCTGCTATTTGCGGGGAATCCCAATAACCCTGTGATTTCAACGCTCAAAATAAACACCGTGGCCGAAGCGGTAAAGCTTATTGGCAAAATGGGGATGCACAAATACATCGGGACATTCCGCACCCGCGAGGAGGCGGAGAAAGCGTTGGAGGCGATTCAAAATGAATAAGGCTGCTATGCTGAGCATTCGCCCGAAGTGGTGTGAGAAGATCGCCGGCGGTGAGAAGACCATCGAAGTCAGAAAAACTAAGCCGAAGCTGGAAGCGCCGTTTAAGTGCTACATCTACTGCACAGCGGAAAGAGCTGGGTATGATGCACTCTGGGTTTTGGATGCTCCAACAAGAGAAGAATACTCGTTTATGGCGGTGTCTGCTTACTTAGAGAATCCGAAAGGTGCAAATAAAGGAAACGGCAAGGTCATAGGCGAGTTTACCTGTGAGCGGATCGTCCCGATCACATACGATGGCGGCAGGCTATGGTGTCCGACAAATGCCGCCTTTTCCCCTGCGACGTGCTTATCTCAGGCAGAAATTATAGCTTATATCGGCGATAAGGGGCGTTGTTACGGCTGGCACATCTCCGACTTGCGCATTTATGATATGCCGAAAGAATTGAGCGAGTTCACCGGGTTGCGCGATACCAAATTTGGCGCCGCACCGCATGAAATCAAGCGCCCGCCGCAGAGCTGGTGCTATGTGGAGGCGATGGAGTGATGGCTATCAGCAAATCAAAGCGTGAAGAGGTCTATCAAAAATATAATGGCCATTGTGCGTATTGTGGACGCGAAATCGCCTACAAGGATATGCAGGTAGACCATTTCCTCCCGTTGAGGGCGTGGGGTATAGAGGACACCGGTACAGACGATCTCGATAACCTCATGCCAGCCTGCCGGATGTGCAATCACTATAAGCGGGCAAACTCGCTTGAGACATTTAGACGGTACATTGAAGAAATCCCTCGCAAACTGCGCGACAACTACATCTACAAGGTTGGTGTTGCGTACGGCGAAGTTGTAGAGCAAGAGCATCCGGTTAAATTTTATTTTGAGAGGCAGGAGAGGTAGCATGAACCGAGAAATGTATCAGCGCGGTACTTTTGGCGTGAAATATGGCATTTGGAACTGCCAGAGTAAAGAGTTTCAGTTTGGGATTTCTGAGGACACACCTATGCTTGCTGTTGCTCGACTTCACCAGAAGAGCGGCAATGATGCGCGGAAATGGCGTTTTGAACCGCGCCCCCTTCCACACACCGAAAAGGAGAATTGAATGGGAAAGTTTGGAGAACTGCTCGATTTTATCAATGAGCTGAATGAGAACGGGCGCATTCCGTACGACGATTACAGCCGCCTCTTCGATTTGGCTTCCGAGCTGGGCGAAGCGGAGAATGCCCTTGGCGCAGCCAAAGTCGATATTGCCGCCTTGCTGTGGCTGAATGGCAACTGCGAATACTGCGAACACGGGGAGAAAGAGGAATTCAGCGGCGCAAACAGGTGGCATTGTCAGCTTGGAAACAGCGTAGACTGCCGCCCCGTATGGCGTGGTGTCGTAATAAAAGACTTCCTGCTCGAGATACATAAGGCAAACCCGACTTTGCTTCGTGCAAAGCCCAGCCGCGCGGAGACTATGTTCGGGCCGAAAGAGACCTGGGATATCCCTGATAGAGCAGAAGCCGAGGAGACCACGCTGAAGACATACAAGGGATTTCTGCTTATACGGTGCGCACAGTGCGGAGATTTGCGAGGCTTTTGTGTCAAAAAGCCTATCTCGTCTTATCGGTGTGCGGCCTGCGGTGGAGAAACGCCGCTGCACGATCTCACGTCGGCGCACATCCGCTGTAAGTGCGGGAAGAGCTTCAAGTATCGAACGAACATCGAAGAGGACAGTATCGCCTACAACTGCCTTTCCTGTGGTGCGCCGGTCGATCTGGCCTATAACAAGAAAGCTCGTGCCTATCAGACGGTGCGATGATGCTCGTCATCACCGTTCATGTGAACGCCCCGGCGGGGCAGGCCATTGGCATAAAGGAGCAGATTGCTCAGGATTTGGAGCGGTATGGAGATACCCGTGTGGTGTCGGTAGAGGTAGTGCAGCCATCATACCGGCAAATGCAGATTGGAGAGACTGTCAGCCGACAGGGCGGCAAGAGGAAGTAAGAACAGATTGGGGTGAGCTATTACGACGCTTTCGGAATTGAATCAGCATTTTGAGCTGATAGAGAAACTGGCAAGGGCAAGGGAGATGCTACAGTCCTTGCGTGACGCGGCTTGCCCCGGCGCGGCTGCCCTCACAGGTATGCCGCATACTCCCGGCATAAAGGATAAGGTCGGTGACCTCGCGGCTGAGATTGTGGACATGGATGCGCGTGTCGGCTTTCTGGAGGAAGAGGTTAAGGCCAGCGAGGGACAGATCATGCCGTTCATTCAAGGCATCGACGATGACCAGACGCGCCTGATCTTCCGGCTGCGCTTCCTGAGAGGGCTCGCGTGGAAAGAGGTCGCAGCGGTCATAGGAGGCCGCAATTCGGAGGATTCGGTAAAGATGGTGTGTTACCGCTACCTCGGCAGTTAAAAGCTGTTCTTCGCTGTTGCAACTCGTTTCTTGATATTCCCCGCACCATGTATTAGGATTAGACTCGTAAAATCCTACATAAGCCAGGCGGCCATCCCTCGCGGGGTGGCCGTCATTCGTATGGGAAGGAGGTTGAGGCCTGCGCGTTACTCCTTGCGCGCTGGTCATGCACCGGGTCCGATGTTCGCCAGCAGAGGGCAGCGGTGACATCATAAAAGGAGATTTCCAAAATGTTCGGAATTGTCATTCTGGCCGTCTATGCGGTGCTGATGATCGGTGTCACGCTGATGTTCACCCGAAAGACGACCGACGCAGAGGGCTTCCATGTGGCGGACCGGCGCATCGGCTCGGCGATT